ATGGCTTCGATTACCAAAAGCAAAACTGGATGGCGGGCGCAGGTCGCGCGGCGAGGCATCCGGACCTCAAAACATTTTCCGACTCAGAAAGAGGCCAAGGATTGGGCCACTCGTACCGAGTATGAGATCCTGAATGGCGATAAAATCGCGGCAAAGTCCTTGCTGGCAGGTCTTTTCGATCGATACGCGCGGGAAGTTAGTACCACTAAAAGGGGCGAGCGTTGGGAGGTCATCCGGCTCAAAAGCTTGAGCAAGGACCGGATCGCAAGGATCAAGCTGGAAGACCTCGCTGCCAAGGATTTTGCAGATTGGCGTGATCGCAGATTGAAGGAAGTCGCGCCCGCGAGCGTTATTCGTGAGATGCAGCTGATGTCCTCAGTCTTAAATGTTGCACGTCGGGAATGGGGCATGATCAACAGCAATCCCTTGAGCGACGTCCGCAAGCCACCCAAACCTGCGCCGCGCGATAGACTTCCGACCGAGGATGAAATCGAGCGCATGCATTATTGCGCTGGCGATGATCTGACCAAGGCGACAGCTCGGGCCTATCATGCGTTTCGATTTGCCGTTGCGACGGCAATGCGGGCAGGAGAGATTTGCAACCTCACATGGGATTGTGTTGACCTGGACCGACGCGTCGCTCATCTAAAGCAAACCAAAAACGGCCGTCCCCGAGATGTGCCTTTGTCCTCTCAAGCCGTTTCGCTATTGGAAGCGTTGCCCAAGAATGAGAGAGTGTTTGGGTTGGAACCTCGCCAGCTCGATGCCTTGTTTCGAAAGACGCGCGATCGAGCTGGTGTGGTTGGGTTGACGTTCCATGACAGCCGGCATGCGGCGATCACGGCATTGGCGAAGAAACTGGAAGTTTTGGAACTTGCCCGAATGGTCGGGCATACCGATCTTAAAATGCTGATGGTCTATTATAATGAGAGTGCGGAATCCTTGGCTAAGCGTCTGGGTTAGCCACTAGCTTGTCCTTGCGTTCCAGAGACCCTTCTCTGATCCAGCGCCGGACGGTCCCTTCGGTTTTTCCAACCCGTTTGGCGTATTCAGCCACAGTGATCCACTTTGGGGGCGGGGTGATGTGCGCTGCATCTAGTTTTTGTTCCAAGCGATCAATCTTGTCATGAAGCCGATCGAGGGCTGCTGCGTCTACTGCGATCATCTGCATGATCGATCTCCCATTTGTGATGCCGCTTCAACTGCAGTGCGTTCGCCCAGGTCGGCGAACCATTTTGTTCGGTAGCGCTGTTTGACCTCGACGAGGGCGCGACGGTCGACTTCGATCGCGCCGGCTTTAACAGCCAAGACGCGTTTGGATTTACAAATGTCAAAATGCGGGTGGCTTTGGGGTTGGAACCATTTTCTATCGATGTCGATCGTGTCTGCCATCGTGAGCAGTTCGGCCATGCTATCGGCCAGCATGTGGCACATGACCATGCGGCCTAGTCGGTGCTGCGGTTTGTCGACATAAACGCTCACAGCGGCCACCATGGGCCAAAGCTGTCGTTGGTTGCGTCCACCCAAACTGTCAATTTCCAGATTGCGTAGGGGAGGGCGATGAAAGTCAGCGCCCCGCTTCCGATCAAGATCGCCAGAGTGAACAACCCGCATAGGCTCAATCTGAACCGGGTCAAAATGAAACCTCCAGCATTGCTAATTGAACATTGCGTAAAGCGGTTTGCTGATGCTTCGCGAGCCGGCGGAAATCTGCGACTAGCAAAGCTTCGTCTTTGTTGAACACGTCCGTGTTGGGCGCAGCGCCGTTTTCAATGCCTTCAAAGAAATAGGCGACGGGTTTCTCCAACGTCGCTGCAATGTCCCAAAGGCGGGATGCGCTGACACGGTTCGCGCCGGTTTCGTATTTCTGAATTTGCTGGAACTTGATGCCAACAGTCTCGGCCAGCTGCTGCTGGGTGATCCCTTTGAGCCAACGCTGGTGGCGGATACGTTTTCCAACATGGATGTCAGCCGGGTGGGTCATTGGTCACCGCACTTCGGACCAGTCGTAGGGAGGGACTGAAAGCCGAACTTCTGGCAAAGGAGATTGCGGCGACTGGAAAGGTGGTGGATCTCAGCCGATCCGGCTCGATCCATTGGTGTGCCGTTGATCATACCCGAAAGCCGGTCCATCCGATCGTGCTGGATGCAAGCCGATGTTCCATCTTCCAATAGCTGTCGTTCTTTTGCTCGTAGCCATGCGTCCTGCATTAGGACACGTGGCGGCAGTGGGCCGGTGGTCGGGGCGATTAGCCAGGGGCGGATGTGTTTCGGAATGTAAGTCGAGGGACGTCCGCTGGGGTGGTGGGGGTGTTGCATGTCGATCTCCCATTTGAACCGCGCAATGCCGAAAGGATTACGGTGCTCAGGTAGAACATTGCGATATTCGCAACTTGTACGCAACCTCAAAATTGCGATAATCGCAATTAATTGCCGCTTCAAACCGCTTGCGTTACTTGAACCCGAAAGTTCTGCGCCGGAAGGGTTGTGTAGACTGCCGGGCATGGAACGGGCGGAGAGCTGCCGTTCGCTGCTTGTTGCACCGAGGACCACAAGGCGGACGAAGCCGCCGTCCACATCCGCAACAGCAATGCCTGCTATCGAACGTATGGTCAAAAAACGGTGGTTCTTTCCCAGTTTCTAAATTCTTTGAACAAAACTACCAGAAGTCATCGAGGGTAGAGAAGATTGCCTTTGTCTGTCAGTGCTCATGATCTGCTGATAACCTTAAACTCGAATAGAGCGTCTTATCAAACCGTTGCTACCCTCTATGACCCGAACTACGCATTTGCTATCAATAAATTATTGAACTGGTTAAGCCCATGACGGCGGTGTGTTTTTTTTGGAGGAACGCGAAGGTGGCAATATCGGATGAGGACAGCGCAAGAGCGTGGCTGAAAACCCAATCGCACCCGGCATCGGTTGCGTTTTCGGCACGTGCAGCGTTGCGGGCTCTTCCAAGGTTGGGTGATGAAAGCGTAAATGAGATTTCCAAGCTTTTGTGGCGTGTTTTCCGGTCTTTAATAATCTCCACCGTTGCAGCGGCGGAGGTTTTGGATGGAGAAGAAGATTTCCTTAATTCCGCCTTCTACTCAACGGCGGCGGATACGTGGTCAGCATTCGCTGACGCCGTATTCTCTGCACATTACTCCGCTCTTGGCGAAAACAACCCGGAAATCGCAGCGGGTGTGTTGAGCTCATCTGTGCTGTTGCGAGCTGCGGGCTACGATGACGACGATGAGGCGGACAAAGAGATGGTGGATTGGAGCGAACTCGCCTACCGCCAAGCAGAATCGGACGCCAGGTTCCTTGAAAATGGTCCTCCCGCACAGTTGTTTCAGCAACCGCTTTGGCTGAGCGCGTCTATGCCGGTAACTTTGGCAACCAGCTACGACAAATTGACAGCGTACCGTTCGAGCCAAAACGAGCAGTGGGGAGATTTCCTTAATTTCTTTCTCGAGTGGTACTCTGGAATGTTGGACGGGCAGCCAATGTCTTGGGATTTGCAGCGGCGGGTGGCTCTAATCGACGACGCAATCTGGGAAATCGGACCCGAGGCCGTAGCCGAGGAAATTGCGAAGATCCGTGCCAAATTCGACCTTGAGAAGCGCGTTGAAGAGCTTGAGGCTGAACTGCGCCGCGCCACTGTCAACCGGCACGGCATTGGTGGCAACATGCCGCCCGAACGCCTTCACGATGGGCCTATCGCGCAGGAACTGGGTATCGTTCGGCAGCCATTGGAAGACCTCAAAGACGAAATCGCCAAAGACGATCCTGACCCAATACGCCTTCAAAAGATCATCGAGGCGCTGGTCATGGCCTTCAAAAAAGGCTTCGCTTGGTGTCTGAAGAAAGGCGATATGATCGTCGATACCGCGATTAAGTGGGCAGTCCCCACGGTCGGAACGGGCTACCTCGCGCTCAACCCAGAGAAACTCGAAGCCGTGATAGAAGCTGTGAAGAGATTGCTTGGTGCCCTTTGATGCCAAACGAACAGAAACCCCAATCACCCGCATTGTCCGCATTCCGGCCATTAACCTCGGGTCAAAACAGCCAGCCATAAACCCTTGGATAAACCCAGTTTGATTTTGTCACCTTTTTTGACCTCGTCCGAAGACTGGACATTCGACATAGAGCGGCGATTTCGTAGGAATGGGCTCTTTCCTGCCGTTATCTAAGTTTCGAGGTCGGTGAGAACCTTCTCGACAGCGTCTTCTATTTGAAACGCATCGCACTCGAGGCCCCAATCCATTTTCACACGAGTAGTCACTTTGGAAACGAGCCGAGGACGCGTTAGATCTTGGTTATTTCGCTCCAATCGGATTTGCATGACGGCCCACCGCACTGTGTCAGAAAGAGATAGGGATTCAGCAACCATTTCGTCTATCTGACGCAGGCAAACACGTAGGAGGTTCATGATCCCAAAGCCAAGCTCCGGTGTAAGGTCGGTGGTTGGGAGGGACTTGAACTCTACCCCGTGGAGGCCGGTCACCCCGTTATCCCAGAAGGAATTCAGCGGTGTGCCATAGGATCTGACATAGGTCTCGAATGCATGAGTAGGTTTATCGTTAACGTGCGCGTAATGGTTTCGCAAATACCGAAAATAGCCCAAAGTGCGAAAATAGTTGATGGCAGGAGGCTTACTTTGCCACCGTTCAATCTTTCGACGCAATTGTTCTTCATCCGCATCTTCGCGAATAGTTTCTCCTTTTTCGGCAACCAGATCTTGACGGAGATCTTGCACGTCCTGGATATAAGCAAGAACATGTTCGACAGATGCAACGACGCCGGTCTGAAGAGCGACTATCTGAGCATCACGCGAAAGCGCGGGAAGTTCCTGAGCTCGTCGATGTATCGCTTTCGCGTAAGGATTGTTGTCGAAAATTTCCGTTGAGAAAATCTCCGGGTGGTCCTTCGCAAAAGTCTCGAGTCGTTTCGCTGAATCCCACTGCTGTAGAGCGGCGAAGCAAATCTGGTCGTTCACGCGAATGAGCTGCTTCGTAAAACGGGCCGCGAGCGGTGTCTTCCTCATCGTGCAATACTCTCAGTTTATGTAGGTCACGTCCCATACCCATGAAAATGCTTCGCAACCAGAGAAACATCGACGTCTGGCTCTTTGTCAGGCTTTCGCCGGGTTTATGGTTTACAAAACGGACATTCACGTATTGCGCAGCATTCAGCACTTTTGGCAGTGGTTTCAACGGGTCGAACCTGACGTTCGCCGCGATTCGCGCGAAGGTCCGGTTTGGGCCGGGCGCGTCGGTGTTGTTGGGCCCTTGGTGCGAGAATGCTACGACCGATCTAATGGCGGCAGTGAGCCGGTTGTGACCGATGCTTCAAATTGCGCGAACAGCAGCTTTGCTAAGTTGTACGTCCGCATGGGATGGATAATGCTAAGTTCGTGATCCTACGGTGGGGGTTAGATGAAGTTTGAACTCATTTTCGAAAATGTCTGCTAAAACCGGAAACCGCTCAGGCAATTGGTAGATATCCGTTTCAAACCTAATTTTTCCTTCGGTCCACCGACACAGATGAAGTGAACCTGTTCTTGCACTGTTGCTTTCCCAATGGTTTTTCATCCGACCGTAGAGATTTCCTCTAACCTTGCCTACATAGAAGACCTCATTCGGGCTGGCGTGCTCGGTGATGCCGGTTAGGTTGTACTTATCCTCCCGACCATCTGTAGCATGGTGGCTATCTCGGAATGTTCTAAACATTTTCAAAGCCTCCACCGGATTACCTTCTACTATCCTAAAGACATAGACTGCGGGTATAGATGACCTTATTTTTCTCGATTCCTCTGGGCCGGAAATCACCAATGGCTTTAGATCCTGACATTTAGCGATATTTTCTTTCATTTCATCCAAGAATTCCCAATTCAATAGTTCATTCTCCAAAATACCCTTTTGACGTCACTCACCATGCACTCCCGCCAGTGTTCTCCGTAACCGCAACAGCTTCAACGTACTATTTGTCCAGAAAGTGGTTTAACGCCGCGCCAAGGACCGCTTATCCTCCCAAAGCGGTCATTATGGCATCCGCAGCGAAAGCTGACTATGTCTGCAGACTGTGAGTTTGACCAAGCTCAAATTTTGCAGACGCGGCGAATGTCAGGAATGCGGGCTGCGACCGCAGCATTGGGGTGACACGGCCAACGGCTGGTTTGGGCCGTTCGCTTCATCGCTTGAAATTGGAAGTTGGCACCCAGTTTCCGAACTCGTCAGTGGCGGCGATCAATGGCGTCAATGTTACTTCCGGCCCAAGGCCGTCATTCCGCGCCCGGTCTGGATTCCGCGACAGCAGTCCGCATTGCAGACATTCGCCGCGCGAGCAAAGTAAACCTCTACGTATTGAAGCGTCGGGTAAACGATCACTTTGAGATCTCGCACCCTTTCCATGTATTACATTGGTCAACATTGGCAGCACCGCAGCATTTTCCGCATCAAGCCACTTATTCCTTCGCAAACGGGGGCTTAGATTTCACCTTCGTGAACGAGTTTAGGACCCGAAACGGTGCGCCCCGCCAAACTAGTTCGTCATCTACCTGCCGAAAGTGGGTCGCTGCGGGCATCAGGTTCTCATCTGGCCATGGAATAAGGGCATTCGGATTGTGATAAACCTCAAGCTCATCTGCCCAGTTTTCCTTGTACTCACCATTCTCAATGTTCAGGTCGAATGGAATTCCTTCAAGAGCTCCGGGCTCAGGATTAGAAAGTGTGCCGGTTCTTCTAACCGCAACTGTTGGGTCTCCAAATCCTGCAAGAGTTCCCATGCGAGTGAACTTTGCTTTTGTACCCGCATTTGAAAAGATCACAGCCGAAACATTCTCGCTACTAGGCTGAGCGAAGAAATTCGCTGGAATTGATTTCTTGCCCTTGATATGCGCTTGAAGCGGTTTCGCCATCGCGACCGGCTGCCCGTCAGGACCCAGGACCTTCTCAACACTGGTTCCGTACAGATAGATTGAAAGCGCAGTATGGGACCAGATCATGGAACCCGGCGCGTGGAAATCGGCAATGGCAAGAGCAAATGGATTGCCCTTCACATGCTCCTTCTCCCAATAAGATTTCTGCATCTTTGAATAGAGCGGCGAACCAAAGATGATCGGCATGTCGTTTTCGATGAACTTCCAGAAATCGTCCGGCCTTGGTGTAGGGCCAGCCGTCAAGTCCACAACCTTTTTGCCACGGGCGTTCGCAGTGACCGCTTCGACAAACAATTTCTGGCCATCTAGTTCCAAAGCAAAGTCGGGAATCGCGACCGCTTGGTCAACTTTCATGTCTAACGCATGAAACACCCTAAATAGGTACAGCTCCCAAAGACGCGCGTCCGTACCGGCTGTTTGAAACTCTCTTACAAAATTACCGTCTCCATCAACGAACCAATGGGCGATCTCCTGGAGCTGTCGTTTCGCTGCCTGCGAATGCTTCGTATCCCTGATGTTGACGAAGACAGGGCTCAATTCTCCGTCATGACTTGTTGTGAAAAGATCGACGCCCGGCTTTCCCTCGCCGGCGGGACAGACCAGATCGGTAGTCCTCTCTTCAATTTCCTTGAGTTTCTGACAAATAGAGGCCTCACCCTCCCGCAAAGTTCGGAACGGGACCAATGGTCCGTAAGGGACAAACCTGTGTTGATCGTTTCGCAGGCACAGCCTCCCTAAGTAACTATCAGCTTTCTCTACATAAAAAAGCGCTGCCAAGGCGTCTGAGCCGTGTGTCGACCAGTATGCGACCTCGCTCCAGTTCTCTTCGGCACCCGAGCCTCTGAATCCAAATGTAAACTCATCAAATCTTTCTTTTGTGATCCGCGTGGGCATTCAATATCTCTTTGATTCAAAAGGAGTTAAGTAACACTACTTATGGTTTTCAAAAGCCGAAGCCTCTTGCCCGTATACAAGATGCTTCTGTGAGCCATCACTTCAGACCAGTAGCTTGCCCTACCCGAGTACATAGATAGATTCCTGTTCGAAGAAGCCCTTTGCTAGAAGCGCCTCACGCATCTGCGCCGTGTCTTCTGCGAAGACGACAACAGCGAGGTCGGACAGTGCGCGCGAGCAGCATACATAGAACAAGCGTCGCGTTCGATCGATGACGCAATCCCTCCCGGCATCGATATGCCCCCGATCCGTTGCCGATATTGGCGCTAAGCCGAAATATTTACCGTAGGAGAAGGTGTTAGTTCGCCCTTCCTGATCATCAACGACGACGATCACCTTGTCGAACTCAGCGCCTTTGATGCCTTGCTGCGTGGCGAACGGAGACATCTTCTCGATGTATTTTCGATATCCCCACAGCTCCGTTGCATCGCACTGCATGAAACGAAGAGCGGCATTTTCGGTGGCTGGCTCGGAAATAGGTTTAGCCGTAACTGCGTAGAGGTCGATAAGCTCGAGGTAGCGCTCATCGAACGCCATCAAGTTATTGTCTCTCATGAAGCGGAGGATATCGCCGATGCGCACGTCGCTTCCCGCTTCCAACATCGCCACCAGTTCGCCGATCTGTCCTTGCAGGCTATTCAGAAGTCCCGCGGTGTCGGCACCGGCCAGCGCATCCGGCTGCAACCGCGGGCAGTGTTTGCGAAGTAGGCGCATAATCTCGAACTCTCGCCCTTTGTGACGCGCAAGCACCGCTGGAAGGACGTACGACAAAAATGGGCGCGCCACCCAGGCAGTCCCGTCAATCAGGCCGCTACTAAGGTCCTCCGGCGATCTGTCATTAAACGCGCTGTAGAGGTTTGGAAAACCAAGACGGGTTGCCGCCATCCTGTGGACCAGTACCAAGAGACGCAACGCTTCCTCGTCTGCTTCCTCCAACCAGCCTTCATCATCGTCCTGTTCTGCCAGCCAGCGACGCGCCTTTTCCAGACGTTCCTGTCGCAGATCATCGGCGGGCAAGATCAATACTCTGGCTGACCCTTCGACGGGAGCGTCTTCCCCGTTCACCACAACGTGGCGTCCGCGCGTTTGCTCAAGCTGGTCGTCTTCTGCCCTGATCCGGTTGATGACGCGAAGGACGGCCTGCGGACACCGGAAATTTTCCGGCTTTTCAAGCGTCTCCCATCCTTCTTCTGATGGAATGGGTCCGGCACCTTGCATGTAAATCTTCTGAACTGGATCGCCGAAAAAGCCGAGACAGAAGCCTAGCGGAACTGCCCGCGCCACTTTGCGGAGCGCATCCACAAACGCCGGGTCGGTGTCCTGACTCTCATCGACAAAGATAACCGGAAAGCGACGTGTCAGAAGGGTCTGCATCAATGCATGTCCAGCGATAAAATCCGGGCCGATCTTCAGAATATCGCTATGGCCGAGAACGCCGTTTGCGTAGTCGCTACCAGTCCCGTACCGGAAGCTCTTCACCGCACCGATTTCCGTAAGTTGACGTTTGTACCGTTCCATATTCTCCGCAGAACGGATCTTCGTCGCTTCTCTCGTTCGCGGCTTGTCTATTTTCTCTTGCTCTTCGGCAATCTTCTCGTGCAACCGGTTTCCTACCCAATCGCGCAAGTCGTTTTGAAAAGGTTTGATGACAGTCCAGAGAAAGCTGTGGATTGTAGAAACATGGAATAGTTCGTCATTTCCGACGTCTCCGCGAATTTCGTCCACGGCTACTTCGGTGTAGGTGACGCAGGCGACTTGTTGCCCGTTGCGGCGCAGGTCGGGCCCTTGGGTGCGTTCGATTTCTGCAAGGGCTTTCACGAGCGAAGTTGTCTTTCCCGAACCTGCTCCCGCGACCATCACGAAATGCCGATTGCCGTCACCCGCAAGCCGATCGTGAAGCGCCGTGTCGGTATCTGTATTGGGCTTACCGATGCGGCTTGTCATGCGGTGTCACCTTCTTGTTGGTCGTTCTCGTCCACTGCTACGCCCAGAGTGGCTTCGAGCCATTCCAAGCCTTCGGCGATGTAGAGAGGAACGTTCCAGGCGTCAGGGTCTTTGGCGAGCAATGCGAGCGCGAAATCCGTTTTCCTGTAGCTTGAGCTGTGCACCTTATTGTGCAGTTTTTCTACGAGGTCTTCCAGATTTTGAGGTGCGCGCACCCGAAGTTTTAACTCGCGATTAACAGCTTGCTGTGTCCAATCCAGATTATCGAAAGCGAAGGCGACTTCGAGCGTACGACCCGCACGCTCGATCTGTTCGCCGTTGTGCTCCAAGGGAACGGTGCCTGGGTAACAGACGCGAATGGCTCCAATCCTCGAAAGATCGGCGGGGAGTTCTTTGCAACAGTCTTCAACCGAAAGTAGTTCATCGATTCTATGCCTGCCGGGCAACCATTGGGCAAGCATCTGGTTCGACGTCACCGCATCCGGAGTTTCGGGCGTGCAAGTGCTGCCTGCCGCGACTGCTTCCTCTTCGTCGTTGCCGTCCACCGGTTCGGCATCATTCTCGTTTTCCTCGTCGGTAGGTCCGTTTACGCTGTCCAGATCGGTGACTACGAGCGTAGTTATCCCGATGTACTCTATAAGTGTCCGGAACAGGTGAGCGTAGGCTCCACCGATTTCGAGAACGCTAAGATAGCAGGAACGCAAACCGGGCGCTGCTTTTGCGATCATCTGAGGCATCACCAGCCGTTCGACATTGCCCTCGACGAGCACAGCCGCGTCGGCAAAGAAAAGGTCACAGTGCGTTAGCTTCAAATAACGTTCCAGAAAATCACGGCTCGGGTTGGCTGTAACACGGTAGAACTCCGACAGGTTCAGTACCTTGGACGCTTGTGCAATGCCTATACCTTCACGCCTGAAATAGCGAATGGGCTGGAAACCGCGCTCGTACAGGATGTGCGGAGAATGCGTCGTCAACGCAAGTTGCGTGTGGAAACCATCTGGCGCGTCATCCTCCGCCGCCAGAATTTCTAACACCTTGTTGACGAAGACTTGCTGCAACTGGGCATGCAAATGGGCTTCCGGCTCTTCGACAAACACCAGATGCAGAGGCGGCCGCTTCTCTTTCGTTGCCAGCCACTGTGCGTGAAGATCAAGAAGTTCGACCACCATATAGATCAGATTTTTGAATCCGAGCCCGTTATATTTGTCAGGGAGTGTCAGACCCTCATTGTTTAGGGCGTAGTGAACATGGGCACCGTCTTGGCTGTTCATCACCGTCGCAGGATTAAGCGCGGACTTAATCATCAGGCGCGGATTAGTCAGCCCCGGATATCCCAACTGAGCTAACCGCTGGAGTGTATCCGCGAAAACCTGTTCAAGATGTTGGTTCAGCAGTGTCTCCGAATCCGCTAGCGCCCTGATCGCATTGTAATCGTCACCGTGGCGTTCAAGATTTCTTTGGTAAAAGCGGCTAAGGTGCCGGGATAGTTCTTCGGCGCGGCTGCCTCCCTCACTATCTGAAAGATGGCGTTGTGCGTGCAGAAAATCGACTTTGATCAGCGAGTTGACGATGTCCTTTCCCGTGCGCCCCTGATCCCGCAGCAGTTCTTGCGGTTCGTAATCTTGGTTTGGCTCAAGCTTTTCGTTGAATTGGGCTTCATCAAGCACGAAATACTTGAATTCATACTCTCGCTGTAGCTCGTCTTCGAGATACTCCCGCAGCGTTCGCGGCGGCGCAACATACGGCTCCTCACTTTCCGGATGCCCTAAGGCGGCCACCGCTTCTTGTGCTTGTACATGTCGCTCCTGAAAGCGCGTCAAAGTCTCAGCTTCGTTGCGCGGAGCGAAGGCGATACGAACGCCGACCATCGTTCCTTGCCATTCAAGATTGGGAAGAAGATCGATGACACGATGTAGGTCTGCTTGCTCGACGCTGAACCACAGATCAAGTGACAAAGCCGGAAGTGCAGAGTCTGCTTGACCGGCTTCGAACAAATCGATGTCGCTCCATCGGCACGCGCTTATGTCATGAAAGCTGACACGGTCACGGGCACCGCCTGTGAAGAAGTGCATTGCGTGTGCAACGGAGGTCTTGCCGCTGTTATTCGCACCAACGAAAATTGAGATTTCGCGGTCGAGATCGATCTTGACGTCTGCGAGGCGACGGTAATTCTTAAGTCTAATCTTGCATAAATGCATTACATGCTCAATCTTTGTTGACTCGACACATTAACAACACTCTAGGTTGAGCTGCAAAGCTTGGAAATACCTTTCGTCTACTTGGGCATGAAATGTTCTTTTTCCCAAATGTCGGCTATAAGGAAACTGAGACTGACATTTCGCACCCGCAGCGAATGACGGCAATCCGTCCTGATCGCAATCTCGGAACGGCATTCAGATGCTAACGGGAGCAGCTAAAGTCCGATATCGCTCAAGGTGGGGCGTTTCCAATGCTGTTGAGTCCTCTGAGTGCTCGCGGTTTTTCCTGACGCCAATTAGCGTCTCCGTTAACCAAGCCATGTGACAAAACAAGCACAAAGACGCCACAAAGAAGCCCAATCGAACGAGTTTCTATCAGTTTAACAAAGTGTTAACAGCGGTCGTCAGGTCAAGAATGACCGCTTGGTTTTGTTCGCGTCGACGGCGGGCTGTTACAAGTTTGGGGGATTCTATGACTGACGATGTGCTTATTCGGAGTCTTCAGGAGGTATTAGAGGCTGAGACTCTCGAGCAGAGATTTGAGCTTTTGCGGCGTTTAGAAGAAACAGACGTTCCGACGGCGTTAGCTTTTGCCATACTGCCTGAAGCTCTGGATCTGTGGTCGCGGTCGTTTCACCAAAAAAGGCGAGAATAGTAGGGATTTCCTGTGCTTGCGGTTTTCTGGTTCCACCAAGCATTTTGGAAATCTTGTCGTTAGACAAGCCTAATGCCTCCGCCAACGCAGCTTTTTGTCCTCGATCAGTTCCCAGTCGAGCCTTAAGCCATTCAGGTGTGATTTCATCCATGGGCGTATATTGCGATTTTCGCACTAAATAGTATATTTCCAAATTCGCAATGTTTGCTGTTGCTATAATTTGCGAATATCGCAATATATGAAGTATGATGGAGCCAGCAAAAACCGTTATCGAAATTTGTGGTGGTATAGATGCCGTCGCAAAAATTTGTGCAAGAGATCGCTCCCGCGTGACCCGCTGGGGTTATCCAAAGGATCGAGGTGGAAGTGATGGAATGATTCCAACTCCGATTGCAAACCGCTTGTTGGAGTTTGCGAGGGAGGAAAAGCTTCCCTTGAGGGCGGAGCACTTTTTCCCTGCAACGCTTGCGAGGGAGGTACAATGAACCGTCATTTGCAAAAGCCATTTCCATCCACTGACAATCACACAACGCAGTCGGAAACTTCTTGTCCAGATCAGCTTCAAAATCACCTGAAACAAGAAACATCTTTCCAAATTGACCGCCTCAGCCTGCAAGATGTCGCGCGGGCCCGGTTTCGCGATTTGCTGAAAGACACCTGGCCGGGAACCGATCGGGAGACCGCACGCCGTGCTGCCAAGTCTCTAAACGTGCATGAAAAGACCGTTCTCAACTGGTTGGCCTGCACGCATTCTGCACCGTTTGAAATCGTCTTTGCGATCGGCTGCTTCACCGGTGTTTACCGCGTCATGGACGTGATGACACGCGGGCAGGGGCGGATGCAGGTGTTGAACCTCTTTGCAAAAGGGGTGCGCCGTGTCCTGGGAAAATGACATTTTCAGTCTGATGTATTCGGACTTTGGCGCAGTTGGCGTCGAGGAACTGACCAGCCAGTTTGGCCTTTGGGTCCGAAACTCGATCATCCACTTGTGGGCCGGTTATGTTGGCTTTCATCAATGGTTTTACCACCCTGATTTGCGCGGGACACTACAGGCGGTTTTGATCGCCTATTGCTTGTTGCAAGTTGTCCAATTGTGGACTCCGGGCGATTTCACCTTGGTCGCACTGGACAGTGCCTGGGACATTGTCGCGGTTGCCATTGGTATCAGTTGGGCTTGGTCGGATGCCATGCGCGGGGTGCCGAAATGAGTTTCATTGAAGCTCTGACCAACTCAATTATTGGCCTTTGCGTGGCGGTTCTGCTGACTTTGTATGCGCTGCCATTTTGGGGATATGAGCCAACGATCGTGGAGTCGTTTGAAATCACGGCGTTGTTCTTTGTTGCCGGGTTCATCCGAAACTGGATCATTCGGGCCGTGTTTCATCGCTATGTAAATCGCGGGGGTCAGGCAAAATGACCGCCCAAATCTTGCAACACAACACCGGTCGCACTCACGGACAAACCGGTCAGGCGCGCAACCTGCGTTGCCGCCAAAGCAGCGGGGTGTCTTCCTCCTCGATCCTCCCGACACCTTGCTGCTTTTTGGATTTTCAGATGTCGTGCCTTTGGCGCGGACGCCTGCGCCGGGCTTCGGCGTGCTCACTCCCTGAGTTGGATACTTGGCCGGTGCTGCGGCATCGGCCGCTTTTTTCCACCAGGGAATGGGGCCCAATTATGCGCCGGGCCATGCGCGCCGCCTTGCCTAAACTGTCCGGATATCCCGGAGCCCAGCCTGCGCCTGCTCGCGCGGCTGGGCGATTTTTTATGAGCGAGGTGGGGTGATGGTCGCGCATCTGCAGGCAGTTGATGAAGAATTGGACGTCTATCCAATCTCGGTGAATGACCGACTGGATTCGCACTACTTCCTGCAATTCAACCACGACCGATATGAGCGCAGTGAGTTTCGCCGCAAGTCATACCGCGACCCTGAGGTTGGGTTTTTCGGGCTGGAATTGTTCTTCAAATCGCACGGGGAAGCACCGCTTGGCACCTTGCCTCAAGACCACGATTCATTGGCCTTTCTGCTTGGATTGCCGCTGGAAAAGTGGATGGGATTGGTCGAGCGCAAGTTTAACCCGCTCTACAATTGGAAGCCGGTCATGTGTGACAACGGTCAAATCCGGTTGGCGCATCCCGTTGTCCAGGAAGTCATGGAAGCTGCGCTGCAGGGGCATCGGGAACACAAGGCGAGCAACGAAGACAAGGCGGTTTGGACCCGGCGCAAGCGGTTGAAAGAGGCGCTGAAATCCTGCGGCTGTAGCGATGATTTATGCAGCGACGATGTGGCCGTTGGCTGGATCGATGACTGGCTGAATGAGCATCACCATGGGCAACGCCGCATGCCGCAGTTCCAAGTTTCGATCGGGCGTGCTTTGAAGGTGGCCGCGCAAGAAGGTGTTTTGAGCCGGACGCGGATGGGCCATTGATATTAATAGATAAATCGAAGCGTTTGTAGACGGAACAGTTCTCCACAGTTCCGGAACAGTTCCGAACAGAATGGAACAGTTCCAGACATAAGAGAGGACACGAAATGAAATAATAACGATAGCCGGCCGCGCCACCAAACGAGCGTAAGGCCAGTGGAAAGCGAAGGGAGCCTAAAGTGCTGAGAAGGGGTTGGAATGCAAAGCGCAGTGGCTTTGACCAAAGAAAAGCCGGAAGCGGGACGGGCGCGGGTGCGTCGGTTACTGATCCGGCGGTTGAATGATGTGGGCTTGCAAAAGCGGCATGGAATGAAGGCGGAAGCGCATTTGGATATGCTGGGCCGGTTGGAGGCCAAGCTGGCCTATATGAGTGAGGTCAACCTGAACGGCTTGGCCGATCTGGTGATTGCCAAGGCTGAAAATGAGCGCTGGCCCAAAGAGGTGACGATCTTGCAGTTTGGCAACCGGCTGCAACTGCCGCCACCGCGCCGGGTTGATTACGCGGTGTCGGTGATGCGCTCGGCGATGGGCAAACAGGCCTTGGCCGGCGGCTATCATGTCGAGTTGCTGGACATCGCGCGGCGTTGGGGCCCGCCACCCTCGAAATATGAAATCAGTCAGCTGCAGGTGCGCTCGATCGAGAATGTGCGCAAACATGATCAGGTCATGGCGCGGGCGCAAAAGAATCTGGCCAGCCGCGATGATCAGCAATGGCTCGCTTGGTATCTCGGTCTCAAAGAAGAATGCGAGGCAATCATGAGTGAAGCGACAGGAGTGGCGTCATGATGCAGATGACAATTGAGGCGGGTGAACATGTGCAACCAGCGACTGGCACAACCAAGAAACCGATTGCGGTCTGGGACTTGCTGCAATGGGCGTTTCGATCGGAATGTGCACAGCTCGACTTTGATGAGATTGGCAGCGAGGCGGGTGGTCGGGTTGGTATCGGCATCGAGTATGTTCTGATGCAGCAAAGCATTCTGGGCTGTCGGCCTGATGGTGGGGGCTCATCTGCCCCACATCATGACGCCGACATCGTGGCCTCGGCTTTGTCGGCACTGCCTGATCATGTCGGCGGGCGCTCGATGGCAATCTCGATTGCTGAGCTGGCGCGGGCCGGGCAGGTGCCTGATTGGATGCCGGATGCCAGGCCCAAAATCGTTCCCATTGAGGTGCAGACAAATCAACATGGGTGGCGGTCCAAAACTGTCGACAGCGCAGAGTTTGGGAGTGAAGGGTGGCCACGCCAGCCGCGCCGCAATCGCAAGGGGGTGGTTGTTCATGACGTGGTCAAATGCTGCCCCGTGGAAATCCGGCCAACGCCGGATCAGATTGGCCGCGCACATCGTGGCTATTTGGCGTGGTGGGGCGCGTTGTTGGACTTGCGCCAGGTGCTGCATCAATCGGCCATGTTGAGCAGGTTTACCGTGACCGATGCCATGCCTCCCTTGCAGCCGTGGAAATAATCCTTGACGAAAACCTGCCCCCGTTGACATAGTGCCGTTGAACCGAAGAGCGCCCGCATGAAACTGCCGGGCGCTTTTTCGTATCCTTTTCCCAAATCTTGGTGGTGCCCATGCTCACGGTGAACGTGAAGATGACCCAATTTGATATCGGCCTGACCGATCGGCTAGCCAAGCAGGCTCCGTTTGCCTTGGCGCAAGCGATGAATGATGTGGTCTATGACGGGCAGGATGCGGTTGAAGACGAAATCGCGGCGAGCTTTGATCGGCCCACGCGCTTTACCAAGAAGGCGTTCCGGGTGCAGCGCGCCAGCAAGAGAGACCTGACTGCTTCGATCTTGCGCAAGGATATGGTGGCGGGTCGGCATTATCTCGAAGTGCAAGAGGAAGGTGGGGCGCGACCACAGACCGGCCTCGAGAAACTACTTGCCCGGCGTCTCAACTACGGTGGCATTGTTCAATCTGTCATTCCGGCCAAAGGCGCGCGGCTGACGGCGGCGGGCAATTGGTCACCGGGCCAACGCAACCAAGTCCTATCGGCCATCAAAGCGCAGCGCGATGAACGCACCAACACAACCAAAGCTTCCAAGGCGCGCAAGACGGGGCAGTCGGGCTACTTTGTGCCGCGTGATGGATCGAAGCTTTCGCCGGGTGTGTATCAGCGCATGGCGCGGGGCAAGGTGAAGAAGATCCTGCACATCACCGATCGTGTCGCGACTTATCAAAAGCGGTTTCACTTCTATGAGCGCGTCTCGATCCGGGTCAATCGCAAGCTGGCCGGTCACTTTGATCGCCGCTTAAAGCAAGCATTGGCGACGGCGCGATGAGCAAAACACCCTTTGGGTCCTTCCTGGCAATGCTGTGCACGGGGGTAATTCGCACCGCGTTTCATGCGGGATTGTTTTGTTTTTTGGGTGTTTGGGTTGGGGTTCTTGTTGTTGATGACGGGGAAAGAGACAGAGATGACTGAGACGATCACACTCATGGATGGGGAGGTTTTGGACTTGTCCCTGTTTCCTCTGCCTGAGGGGATCGAGGATGATGTGTTCAATGTTGACCTGATGGCCAAGGCCATGGGCGTTTCCACTGTCACGCTTGGCAAATGGATCGATCAAGGCATGCCGGTGCAAAAACAGGGCGGCAATGGTCAATCTTATGAGCTGAAGTTCAGCCAGTGTTTTGCCTGGCGCAAATGGAAAGAGAACCAAGACCGATCGGCTAAGCGTTCGATGGAACGGCGCGCCGAGCAAAAGGCGATGTTGTTTTTGGGAGACGACAGTGCCGCCCCGGCCAGCACCCTGTCTGCCAAAGAGATCCGCGAATGGTCTGAGGCTGAGCTGCTGCGCAACAAATTGGCCGAGCAAAAGGGCCAGCTGGTGCGGGTCGCCCCAGTTCAGGACTTGCTGGATGGGTTGATGGTGACGCTATGCAACGGGTTGGCAAACGCGCCGGATTATCTCGAGCAGGAGTTCAGCCTGTCGCCGCCCCAGGTCGTCAAGGCGCAGGTCTATTTCGACAACCTGCTGGCTGAGATCAACAAACAGATCTCGGATGGTAATTTCCGAGCCGCAAGCGTTGTGCCGCTTCAGAAAGTCGAAGAGGCGGGCTGAGGTGACAGAAATGAGTGATCGCGCGCTGGGGCAGGTTTTTGATCTGCCCCCATTGCCTCCCTTTGTTCAAGCACAGGAATTGCTGGCAGATGCTCTGCCTTTGTTGAGCGCGCCCAACCGCATTTTGACCTCAGAGGCGGCAGAGCGTTATGTGCGCGTGGAAACCCGCGGCGTTTGGCAAAACTTCGATCCGGATGTGACGCCCTATATGGTCGAACCGGCGAATACCTCGCAATCGCGGCTCTACAAAGGTGGCGCATTCCTGGGCCCGGCGCAGTCTGGCAAAACCATGTCGCTGATCACTTTGGCCCTGCGGCCAGTGGTCTGTGAACCGTCGCCTGTATTGATCATCCACATGGATCGACCAAGTCGGGATCGTTGGGTCGAGGAATCGCTCAACCCGGTGATTGCCAACAGTCCAGAGATTGCCGATCGTCTGGGAAAATCGCGTGATGACAATACGTTCAGCCGCAAACGGTTTCGCGGAATGCGGCTCAATCTGGGCTATCCAACGCCGCAATGGTTGTCCTCGGCCAAGTACCGGTTGGTCTTGCTGACCGACTTTGACCACTTCCCGCCAGAACTTGGGGTGCGCAAAGATGCGCCAGAGGGATCGGCCTTCACCATGGCGCTGCAGCGGATCAAAACCTATCTATCGCGCGGTTTTGTGTTCGCTGAAAGCACGCCGGCATGGCCAGTTGTTCAGGGCGAAGATGTGCCCGATGCCACCGGTCTGCATGAGATGCCCGCGGTTCGCTATGGGATTGTGCCGCTGTATAATCGGGGCACCCGCGGGCGTTGGTATTGGGAATGTCGTGATTGCGGCGAGCTGTTTGAGCCAACGTTCGACAAGCTGCATTTCAACGAAGACCTGTCGCCCCGCGAGGCTGGCGAAAGTGCAGAAATGGAATGCCCCGCCTGCCATTGTTTGATCGGATCGCAGCACAAAAACGAGTTCAACCGATCGGCTTTGCATGGCACCGGCGGCTGGCTGCACGAAACCGAAGATGGTCAGGACCTGGTGCCTTTGGCTGATAGCAAAGTGCGCGGAACCGAGATCGCCAGCTGGGCGTTGAACGGAGCGGCTGCGACCTTTGCCAATTGGTCGGATTTGGTGGCTCGCAAGATCGATGCCGAGCGGGAATATGACAAACTGGGCGATGATCTCGATCTTGCGCGGTTTTACTACACCGACCTTGGCCAGCCCTACAAACGCGAAGCCCGCGCCAATGATGATGAGCTGAACCTGACGTTCCTCAAGGACCATTTGCAGGAGGCAGAAAAAGGTATCGCGCCAAGCTGGACGCGCTTCATCACAATATCGGTGGATGTGCAGGGCACGTATTTTCCGGTGCAGATCACGGCCTGGGGCGAAGACGGGCAGGCGCAGGTTGTTGATCGCTTTGATTTTACAGTGCCGCCCAAAGACGCGCCGAATGTGCAGGTCGGAGATGAAGGCGAAACCCGCACGCTCGATCCGGCGCGCTACTTTGAGGATTGGCAGGTTCTCGAAGCGCTGGCGCAGCGGGTCATTCCGGTTGCCGGCGCTGGCTATGGGCTGCGAGCGATCCGGGTTGTTGTGGATTTTCAAGGCAAGCCCGGCGTCAGTGACAATGCCGAAAAGTTCATTCGGGCAAGGCGGCGCGCCAATGAGGGTGATCGCTGGCGCACGTCGCGCGGGCAGGGCGGTTGGAAAGTGCCGTTTCGCTACAAATACGATTTCCCCGATCGCGGTCACGGCGGCAAACAGGCCCGCAATATCAAGCTTTTGACCGTTGCCACCGATCGTTTGAAAGACACGCTGGCCGCCAGCTTGAAGAGAGCGCTTGGAGGCGTCGGGGCGTTTTGGTTGCCCAGTTGGATGCGCAAAGATGAGGCGATGCTTGGCGAATATGTTGCCGAGGAACGCCTGTCAGATGGTTGGGACAAAAAGCCCGGCCAAGTGCGCAATGAGGGCACCGATCTCTCGGTTCTTGCCCGTGCAGTGGCGGAAGAAAAAGGTCTGTCGCGCGTCGATTGGGCTGCACCGCCGCGTTGGGCGCTTGGCGGTCCCCAAAACGAGTTTGCCGTTTTGAGCAATGACCAGGGCGACGAGAAACAAAAGCCGCGCGCGAGCCAACCCGCGCGGATCAACTTTTTGAGCTGAGGGGCGCATGGCGTACACGCAAGATCAAATCGACAAAGCCAAAGAGCAATACGCCAAGGGCGCGCTCGAGCTTGAATTAAACGGCGAGCGGGTGAAGTTCGTCAGCGGCAAAGAATTCCGGCGCCGTATCCAAGACATGGAAGATCAGGTTGCCGGTGGCAGTTCCGGCATGTCGGTTTCCTATGCTTCATCGAGCCGAGGTCTTTGACATGAGCTTTCTCGACAAGGCCATTCTTGCGATCAGCCCGGAGCGCGGGCTGCGCAGGGTCAAAGCGCGCTCTGCGGCTCAGACGGTGATGAACTTTGACGCTGCCAGCCGTGGCCGGCGCACGCGGGGGTGGAAAGCGCCGGGCACATCGGCGGATGCTGCTGGAATGGGCAGCCGATCGCGTTTGCGCAACCTGAGCCGCGACATGATCCGCAACCGGGCCTTGGCGGTGCGGGGCCGCGATGTCATCACCGGCAATGTTGTTGGCACCGGCATTTTGCCGTCGGTTCGTATGGACAACCCAAATGACGCCGAAGCCGCGATGGATGTGTTGCGCCAGCATCTTTTGACCGCGGCCATCGATGCCCATGGCACCTGTGATGTTTTGGGATTGCAGCGGGTGGTCATGAACACGGTCTTTTGTGATGGTGAGGTTTTGGTGCGCCGGCGCATGCGTGATCCTCGCCTTGATCCGGACCTCACGCTGCCGTTTCAGATCGAGTTGTTGGAAGCGGATCACCTGGACGAGACGCTGACCAGTCACGGCAAAAACGAGGTGATTGAGGGCATTGAATACGGGCCAACGGGACGCATCGAGGCCTATCATCTCTTTCCCCGTCATCCCGGTGAAATCGGACGCCTTCGCAGCCTTGGCCTGAAAAGTTCGCGGGTGCCGGCCAAACAAATGCTGCACATTCGCCGCGTTGATCGGCCCGGCCAAATGCGCGGCGTGCCTTGGCTTGCGCCGATCATGATGACCCTTGGTGAAATCAGCGACTACCAAGAGGCGCAGATCCTGAAACAGAAGATTGCGGCTTTGCTGGCTTTTTTCATCTCGGCCAGCTCAGACGGGAAAGTCTATGACGGCAAACCCCTGCAAGACTTGCAGCCTGGGGCAATTGTTGGCCTGGAAGAGGGGCAAACCGTTCATCCATCACAGCCACCAACCGTAGATGGCTATCAGGAGTTTATGAACCAGGCGATCCGCACAATCGCCATGGGTTTGGGGCTCAGCTACGAGAGTTTTGGCGATCTGCGCGGCGTGAACTACAGCTCGGGCAAAATGGGCCGTCTGGAAATGGATCGCTTTGTCGAGGTTTGGCAAAAGCAGCTGATGATTGCGCAGTTTTGCACCGGCGTTGGCAATTGGGTTTTGGAGGCTTGGCCATTGGTGCAGCGCCTGCCAGCCGCGCCAAAAGAGATCGCTTGGACGGCTCCCAAACGCCCACTGATTGATCCGCCAAAAGAAATCAAAGCCGCGGCTGAAGAGATCAAATCCGGGATCACCAGCCGCCAGCGCAAGCAACGCGAAATGGGCTACGATCCAGACGTCATTGAGCGCGAGCGCCGAGAAGATGCGGCGCGAGACCAGGCGATGCCTGACGACACCTCCCAATCTGAAAAGGATGAGAACAATGAACGGGACTGACCTGATCCTAAACGATGAAATCATCCTTGAGGGCCATGTGCTTGAACATGATTGGTGCCAGTGGATGGATGGCGGATGCTTCTCGGCCCGGATGGTGCGCGAAGCGCTGGCTGAGTTTTCTGGCGATGTCACTGTGCGGGTCAACTCAGGTGGCGGCGATCCCTTTGAGGGGGAAGCGATCCGGGTCGCCTTGGCGGCTCATACCGGTCAAGTCACTGCGATTGTTGGTGGAGTTGCGGCGAGCGCTGCGTCTTTGCTGATCATGGGCGCGCACCGCATCGAGATTTCTGAGGGGTCATTTATCATGATCCACGACCCATCGACACGTTTGTTTGGCGGAGCAGATGACCTGCGCCAAGAAGCCGATCGGTTGGATACGTTGGCTGCAACATATGCCCAGGTCTATGCCAGCCGATCGGGGCAACCGTCTGAAACCGTCGCGCAAATGATGGCTGTCGAAACCTGGCTTGGCGGCGCTGACGCTGTGAGCCGCGGGTTTGCCGATGGCTTGGCCGGCGCGGAATCCGACGACAGTTCAGAGGCCTTGAGCACGGCGCAATCCATGCACAGCTTGTCGCGCCAAGCCATGCAGCGCTGCCTCACCCATTTCTCCGCTTCAGGCCAAGCGCCTGTGTCGAAACCGTCCGCACCTGCGGCTCACCAACAGGCCAGCATGGCCGCAACTCAGGAGGCACCTATGCCAGAAGAAAACCCGGCGGTTGAAACGCCAACCACCCAGCCGCAACCCGCGGCCGTGACCATGTCAGCAGGTGATACAACCGCAGCTGAACAGCGCGGCGCAACGATGGAACGCACCCGCCAAAACAGCATTCGCGAGATGGCACGCCCCTTCATGGCCGCGGGCCAGTTGAGTGAAGCGCAGGTTGATGTGCTGATCAACGAAGGCACACCCGCGGAAAGCGCTGGCAATCGGTTGATGGCGGTGATGGCCGCGGCAGAACAACCAATTGCACCGGGGTCGGACAGCCCGGCACGCATCACCTGCGATGAGGTCGACACCCGAATGGAAGGTATGATCCAAGCGATGATGCGTGACTTTTCCGGGCCGGGGGAGCAGTTTCGCGGCATGAGCGTGCGCGGTTTGGCCATGGAACTTGGCGGATCCCGCGGCTTTAACATCAACCAGCAGATTGCCACGGGCATGCGCGCGACCTCGATGATGGGCGGTGCGCATGGGGTCAGTGACTTTGCGTATATCACCACCGAAGTCATGAACCGCTCTTTGATTGCGGAATATGATCGTCGCGGCGCAGGTTGGGATGTCGTGACCGGCACACCCTTGTCAGCCAGTGATTTTCGCGAGCTGCACAACGTGCGCTTTGGCGGTGATTTCCAGCTCAAGACCGTCAAAGAAAACGGCGAGTATGAAGAAGCCACTCTGAAAGACGAAGCCGAAGGTCTGACGATCGAGCGCCGCGGCCGCACGATCAGCCTGACTTTTGAGGCCGTGGTCAATGATGACATGGGGGCCTTTGGCCGGATCCCGCGCGAGTTCGCCATGGCGGCGCGGATGATGGAAGCTTCGATGGTTTGGAAGTTGATCCGCTCTAACGCGGCTTTGAAATCCGATGGCACCGCCTTGTTCCATGCTGATCACAAGAACCTCGCCTCGTCGGGCAGTGCTTTGTCGGTGAGTTCGGTTGGAGCCGGGCGCAAATCCATGTGGCGGCAAACGGCCTTTGGCTCCAAAGACGAAGAGGATTTCTTGAATATCACCCCCAATATTCTGCTGGTTCCGGATGCTTTGGAAACCGTCGCGCTGAAGTTCACCTCTGATATCACTCCGGCCAAGGGTGATGATGTGAACCCCTATCGGCGCAGCCTGACGCCTCATGTGGTGCCCAATATCGGTGCGGCTGTGACCGGCGGGTCTGACACGGCGTGGTATTTGATCAGTTCAGACCTGCCACCGATCTCGGTTGCCAATCTCGAAGGCTACGAAGCGCCAACAGTGCGCACGATTGAGGGGATGAACCCAGACAAGGTGACGATGAATGCGCGCCATATCTTTGGGGCGGCGGCAACCGAGCACCGCGGTGTTTACAAGAACCCCGGACAATAATTGGGCCAGTAATCTGACTTGAAAACCAAGGACAAAGGGGCGGCTCGGTGCCGCCCTTTGTCGTTCTAACCCACTGATGTCAGGAGATTTGACATGAAGAACTACATTCAACCGGGGGGACATCTGACCCTGGCTGCCCCCCGCATTTTGAAATCCGGAGAAGGTGCGCTGGTTGGCGACATCTTTGGTGTTGCGCAAGCTGCGGCTCAAAGCGGCGAGGACACGGTCCTCATTCGTCACGGTGTTTTTGAACTGGCTAAATCCAGCGCTCAGGCTTGGACCCGAGGGGCCAAAATCTATTGGGACAACACCAACTTTCGTTGCACCACCGCGGCCAGTGGCAACACACTGATAGGCGCGGCAACCGCGGTTGCAAACAACCCATCTGACACAGGCCGTGTGCTTCTTGATGGGGTGATCCGCTAGGTCATGTCGAGCTTGTTTGAAGGCCTATCCGGATTGCTGAACGATGTGTTTGGCGATCCGGTTCAGATCGAAACTGCAGCATCCGGCGTGGACATCGTTCAGGCGGTGTTTCGGCGTGATCCCGTCAGCGTTGCTGATGATGATGGCCGAGAGTTCCTGATCATTTCACCCACTCTGCGCATGCTCAAACAAGATGCTCAGGCGCTGGCCAAAGATGATCTGGTGCATCCGCCCGGCGCGCAATCTTACGCGGTTGTTGCCAAACATCTGACCAATGGCAACCCGGCCGAGGATGCCTTTGTCTACATCCAGCTCGAAGAGGCTTTCCTATGAGTGGGTTTCAAAAGCAGCTTCGCAGTGATTTGCGTGCGGCAATTTCAACCCATGCTCGGTTCGCGAATTTTGACGACAATATCGGGTTTCCGCGTGATTTTGATGCGGACGGGTTGCCGTTTTTTGTGGTGCGCACTCCGCGCAAACAAAGCAGCCGGGCGGCCTTTGACGTGGTCGATCGCACAACATTGGTGACGATCTCACTGCGCCGCAAAGGGGGCGATGATCTCGAAGATCAATTCGACGATGACGAAGAGGCGATCGAAGCGCTGGTCCTGCCAATTCTGGAAGCGGCCGGGCTTGAGGCGTTTCACGAGCTGACCGAAAGCGAGGTGCTGCGCGCCGGCGGCACCCGATTTGGGCAAGTCGATCTGACATTCCGCGTCATCCACAGCACCGGCTGATCTGGTGTGACTTCAATCTCAAAAGAGGAGGCCAGCATGAAAGTTCGGTTTCACGAAGACCACGATTGGCGGGTGACACCGGCGGTGGTGAAGGCGTTTCGCAAGGGCGCAACCGAAGACCTGCCCAAGGTCAAGGCCTTGGCGCTCATCAAAGATGGCATTGCCGTCGACCCTACAAAACCTTTGAAACAGGAGAGCTGAAATGTCTGGACCAACGTTGAGCAATCACTTGCTGATCCTTCTTGGTGATGGCGCAGCCACCGAAACCTTTGCTTTTCCATGCGGGGCCAATGCCCGCTCGGTCAAGTTCACCAACAATACTGGCGAAGAAGTCACGCTTGATTGCAATGATCCTCTTAATGCGATGGCTGCAGTGCGTCGCTGGGTCGAAAGCCAAGATACCGAAATTAGCATTTCGGGTCGGGTGTCAGTTGAAAGCTTTGAGGCCTACCGAGCGTGGTCAGACGGCGGCGCGACCAAAAATATCCGCGTTGAGATCAACAACACGATCATTCTTGCCGGAGGGTATTACAGCCTGCCTGCCATTCTGCAGGACTTCGAAATCGGGGCCGAAGGCAAGTCGACCATGACGTTTTCCGCAACCATTGTTGGTGCCGATCAACGGATTTGGACACCAGCATCGTGATGGATGTTCTGATTTTGGATTTTGCCGGGGCGGAGCGCGGGTTTCGCCTTCGCCTCGGTGAATTTATCGATCTCGAAGAGGCATGTGGCACTGGAATGGGCGTTTTGTACCAACGCTTTGCCACCACATCTTACTTCGCGTCTGACGTGATGAACGTGTTGCTGCGTGGGCTTGTAGGCGGCGGCATGAAGGCGGTAGACGCCAAACCTTTGGTCGAAAAGCAGATGAATTCCAAACCGTTGATGGAACTCGCGGCTGTGGCGACGGATGTGATTTTGCAAGCGATGTCGGGGATTGCACCCGATGACACCACGCCAGATGGGGACCTAGATCAAACAATCGACAAGGGGGCTTTGTTTCATTCCTTTGCCCAAGTGGGTCTCTCGCCAGATCAGGTGCGCGAGATGCGCTACGCAGATTTTGTGGCACTGATCCGCGCGGCTGGCGGCAAAGACGTGCAGCCTCCCTCCGAGGATGAATTCGCCGACATGCTGCGCGATTGGGAAGATCGGCAGGGGTAGCGGGCATGTCAGCATCACGCGAAAAACTCAGAGTTGATCTTGAGGGCAATTCCTCCAAATTCATCGCCAGCCAACGGCAGGCGCGCAAAGCGGGTCGGGAGACAGCAACCGATCTTAGCCGCTCGTTCAACCGGGCCAATGCGGACATTGCGCAAAATTCGCGCAAGTTTGCCAAGGCCTCGGCAGCGGTCTTTGAAGCTGACATGAAGCGGCGTCGGGCCGGGTATGATCGGCTGATTGGTTCAATGGATCCGGTCCATGCCGCAGGTGTCAAACTGGCCGAGGGGGAGCGTGAGCTGAGCGCCGCGATGCGGTTGGGGGAGATCAGCAGTGCAGAACGCGCTCGAGGTCTGGCTTTGCTTCAGGCGAAATATGATGAGGTGGCCAAAAGTGCAGCGGCGGCGGCCAAACCGAAATCGGCACAATCCTCGGCGGATGTCTTCACGGCTGAACTTGACCGCCAGCGTTTGGGATATGAGCGGCTTCGCGCATCCATGGACCCGATGTTTGCCGCAACGCTGCGATTAAAAGAGGGCGAGCGCCAGCTATGTAAGGCCTTCCGGGATGGTGCAATTTCCACCGTGCAACACAAGCAAGCCTTGAAGCTTTTGCGGGCCGAATTTGATGCGGTCAAAATTGCTCAGGGCAATGTCGCCAATAGCGCCCACCGCGCCCAGACCGGCATGGCCGGCGCGATCAATATCAGCCGCCAGGGGCGGTTTGTGTTCCAAAACACCGCAAGCCAGCTCGGTGATATGGCGGTGCAATGGGAAATGGGCACCAATGCGATGCGCATTGCCGGGCAACAAATCCCGCAGGTCTTGGGCGGCTTTGGTGCGCTCGGTGGAGCGCTGGGGGTATTGGGCCCCGCGCTTGGTGTGATTGTGGCCATTGGGGCACCGATGGCGGCGATATTTATGTCGCAAGGCAAGGCCACCAAAAGCCTGCAGGAAAAGGCTGATCAGTTGACCGAGGCGATGAATGCCTATCGCGCAGCAACGGATGGGGCTTTGGTTCCGACGCAAGAACTGGCCGAGAAATATGGCCGTGCCACTGAGGCAGCGCGCGAATTTGCAGAGGCGCTGCGCGTCATCGCAGAAACCGACGCGATCGAAAGTCTGGGTGCCTCGATCGGAGAATTGATTTCCAAAGCCTTTGGCGGGGACCTGAGTTTTGCGGCGCAGTTTGAAAGCCTTGCGCAGTTGGAACAGCGGTACCGTGAGGTTGTTCAAAATATTGCCGAGGAAGCCTCAAAGGTTGGGCGCGATCAACAGCTATTGGGGGACCTCGAAGATGAACGTCTGGGCCTTCTTCGTTTGCAAGAACAGATCAAAGACCTCGCCAAATCTTTGAAGGTTAGTGAGACAGAAGCAGTTGGCCTCACAAGTGCCTTTGCGGCTTTGAAGCAAGCTGATGGCGCTATGGCACAAGCTGATGCTGCGCAGGTTCTTCTGGAGAGGCTCGAAGCCGCATTTGGGGCCTACAAAGACATGACGCCGGCGGCGCGTGCTTTGTACCGCGAAACGCAGCGCATTGGGGATGCCGCCACAGAAATGCAGGTAGAACTTGATCGCTCGCAGATGACGGTTGAGGATTTGCACAACGCCTTTGTTGCGGCCAAAGGTGGCGCAGAGGGCCTGTTGATCATCGCCAATCAGTTGCACGCATCCATGGCTGATGTAGCAACGGCTGCTTGGGATGCGGCCAAAGCGATGGCCGCGCAGCGCGCTGCCAAGATCGCGCGCGGTCCGGATGGGGCTGTTCAAGATACGCGTGAAGAGTTCCTGCCAAATGGCATTCGTCGCGATGATATCGTCTTCAAACGTACCTACAATTCTGGCGCGCGCACTACATCGCGGCGTGGCGGAGGTGGCGGGTCCAAACGCGGTGGTGGTGGTTCCGGCACTGACAAGGCGACGCCGCAAGGTGTTCTTGAAACAGCACAAAAAGAGATCGAGGCCTTGCAGCGTCGGATTGAGCTTTTGGGCAAGACAGATGCCCAAATCGCCGAGCTGACCTTGAAGTATCAGCTGCTCGATGAAGCGAAAGAACATGGTCTTGATTTCGATCAGCGCAGCGCTGCAACCGGTGAAACCCTGCGCGATGCGATCGACAAACAGGCCGCGGCAATGGCCAAGCTCACCGAGGAATATGAGGAGGCAAAAGACCGACAAGAGGCGTTGAATGCGCTGAATGAGCGGTTTGAGGATGCCATTGTTGATGCTTTTGATGGCGGCTCGGATGCGGTCCAGAACTTCCTGAACTGGATGAAAAAAGCCGCCATTCAATACGCGCTCTTTGGTAAAGGACCGCTGGGTGACATCTTTGGTGGCGGCTTCAACGGGATTTTGGGCGGCTTGGGGGGATTGATTGACGGCGCTCGTGCCTCTGGTGGGCCGGTCAAATCGGGTGGTCGTTATGTGGTTGGCGAAAAGGGGCCCGAGCTGTTTGTGCCCAAGGTATCGGGCACCATCATTGCAAATCATCAAATGCAGACGGCGGGCAAAACCGCAGCCGCGCCCGTCAATATCGTGATGAATGTCCAAACGCCGGATGTGCAGGGGTTCCAGCGCAGCCAAGCGCAGATCGCCAGTGATATGTCACGCGCCATGGGTGTTGCGGGGCGTACAAGATGAGCGATTTTCATGATGTGTCTTTGCCTGCCAAGTTCTCTCGCGGTGCGGTTGGTGGGCCAGAGCGGCGCACAACGATTGTTGAGCAGTCAAACGGATATGAGCATCGCAACGCCACGTGGAAAAACAGCCGGCACAAGTTTTCGATCTCGATGGTTGGGCGGGATTTCAATGAGCTGCATGTGTTGAAAGCCTTTTGGGAAGCGCGAGGCGGGGAGCTGTATGGGTTCCGGTTTCGCGATTTGAGTGACTACAAATCTTGCCCGCCTTTGGATCAAATTACTTTTGCGGATCAATCTTTGGGGCAGGGTGATGGGGTGCGTCGGTCCTTTCCATTGTGGAAACGCTACGGCGATCAATGGGCGCATTGGGATCGCCGGATTTCCAAACCTGTGATTGGCTCCATCCTTGTTGGTGTTGATGGCGTCCAGGTCAGCGGCTGGTCGTTTGATGAATCCGAATGTGCCGTCTTGTTTGATGTCGCGCCAGGCGTTGGTGCCGAGATCACCGCGGGCTTTTTGTTTGACGTTCCGGTTCGTTTTGATGTCGCGGGCTTGCCGATGGATTTCTTGTCGATGTCCCGCGGTGCTGTGACCAGCATTCAACTGATCGAGGTGCGTGTTTGATGTCTTTGCCAAATGATCTGCAGCAACACCTCGATGGGCGCGCAACGACAATGTGCGTGTGCTGGCGGGTGGCGCTTCAAAACGGAACCACCTTTGGTTTCACCAATTTCGATGAAGAGATCAGCTTTGATGGTGTCAGCTATGAGCCGCAGTCGGGGTTTGCACCAACCGAGTTGCGCGAGGGCACTGGGCTGGAAGTGGATAGCCACGCGGCTGAAGGGGCGATCAGTTCGGATCGGATCCGTGAAGAGGATATTCGCGCCGGTCTTTGGGATGGGGCCGAAGTTGAGATTTGGCGGGTCAATTGGGCCAATCCGGATCAGCGCTATTTGGCGCGGCTTGGCGCGATTGGAGAGCTGCGCCGTGGCACGCAAAGTTTTGAAGCTGAAATGCGATCGCTGGCACATGAACTGCAGCAGCCGGTTGGCCGGATATTCCAGCCCAAATGTGATGCGGTGTTGGGGGATACGAAGTGCGGCGTGGTTTTGGGCGCACCGGCAGCGGGGCAAGTTGTCATGCGAAATGGGGCGCGCCGGCTCACGATCAGCGGGTTGGATAGCCATAGCGATGGCACTTTCTCCCGAGGCCAATTGACCTGGACCAGCGGGGCCAACTCAGGCCTGATCCGTGATGTGCTGGATCATCGCTCGGGTGAGTTGGTCATGGTCGAAGCGCCAGCGGCAGTGGTTGAGCCGGGCGATGCGTTTGAACTGCAACGCGGTTGTGATGGGTCGATCGACACATGCCACACGGTGTTCAACAATGCCGCGAACTTCCGTGGCTGTCCGCATATTCCGCCGCCAGAAACCCCCTTCATTCGCCCAAGCGAGGGTGGTGCCAATACGGGGAAAGTGCTGTGAGACAGGAAGGGATTGTGCAGGCCGCGCGGGCTTGGATCGGCACGCCTTATCATGACCAGGCTTCACTCAAAGGCGTGGGCTGCGATTGCCTCGGGCTATTGCGCGGCGTGTGGCGTGAATTGATCGGGCCGGAACCTGTGGATATGCGCCCCTATGCCCGCGATGTAGGCGAGGCGGGGGCTGTTGAATTGATCGCCAATCCAGTGCGGGGCTTCATGGATGAGATCGCAGTGTACGATCGGCAGCCCGGCGATGTGCTCTTGTTCCGCATGCCGCATATGAGGTTCGCCAAGCATTGCGCGTTCCAAGCCGGGCCGGGGATGATCATCCATGCCTATGAGCGGCGCGGCGTGGTCGAGATGCGCATGCCGGTGGAATGGCGGGGGCGCATCGCCTTTGTGTTCCGCTTTCCCGACCTCGTGCAAAAAGGGGTAACCTGAGATGGCGACAATCGCATTGGGGGCCATTGGCGGAATGATTGGCGGCTCGATCGGGGGCAGCATCTTGGGCGTCTCGGCCATGGCGATCGGCACAGCTGTTGGCCGAATGGCTGGGTCCTATGTCGACAATTGGGTCGCGGCCAGTCTTGCGCCGGCGCAAAAGGTCGAAGGGCCAAAACTCGAAAACCTGACAGCCACCAGCTCGACCGAAGGCGAGGCAATCCCGCGCATCTATGGCCGGATGAAATGCGGGGTTCAGCTATTATGGGCGACGGATTTTGAGCATGACCGCAACACCAAAACCAGTGGCGGTGGCAAAGGCGGCCCAAAACCGAAAGTCAAAGAAATCACCCATCACTATTGGGCGCATTTTGCGGCGGCGCTGTGTGAGGGCGAGATCACCGGCATTGGTCGAATTTGGATCGAGGGCGAAGAGGTCTCGCGCGATGACTTCACTCTGCGGGTCTATCACGGGAGCGAGACCCAAGAGCCTGATCCGCTGATCGTTGAGAAGACTGATGGTCCGGTGCCAGCCTATCGCGGCATTGCCTATGTGGTGTTTGAGAACTTCCCGATTCACAATTATGGAACGATTCCGCAGATGTCGATCGAGGTGTTCAAAGCTCCGACATCCAGCACCTCGATGGAAGGTCAGCTACAAGCAGTGGCGATGATCCCGGATGGCGAATTTGTCTTTGCCACGCAAAACGTGATGAGCGATCAGACCCCGCAATCGAGTTACTTCAGTGACGCATTTGAGCTCATGGGGTTCGATGGTGATTTGCTCAATCGGGGCCATTCCACGCCAGAGGTCAATCACGCGCGCCGCGATGCCACGGATTTTGAGGTCTCGCTGGAACAGCTGAATGCACATTTTCCGAAGGTGGAAAGCGTCAGCCTGGTGGTGACGTGGTACGGGTCTGATCTTCGGGCTGGGACGTGTCTGGTGCAACCGGGCGTGAACCACGCCACTAAGGTCAGCGAGCCAGTTTGGAGTGTTGGTGGGCTGTTGCGCTCTGAAGCCTATCAGGTCAGCAAAAAACTCGATGGCTCGGCCAACTACGGCGGCACACCGGCGGATTTTGCAGTGATCCAGGGCGTGCGGCACTTGGTGTCGATGGGCAACGCGGTGACGTTTTACCCCTTTGTGATGATGGACATCCCGCAGGGCAACATCCTGCCCGATCCCTACAGCGACAATGCCGCGGCGATTGGTCAGCCCGACATGCCCTGGCGCGGCCGCATCACCTGCAGCCCGTCGATGGGATATGTCGGTAGTGTTGATCAGAGCCAAGCAGCCGCTGATCAAGTCGCGGCTTTCTTTGGCGCGGCGCAGGCGTCTGATTTTGCGATCAGCGGTGACAGCGTCACCTATACCGGCGATCCCAATGATTGGGGATATCGCCGGATGATCCTGCACAATGCGTTTTTGTGCCAAGTAGCGGGCGGTGTTGAAGCCTTTCTGATTGGGTCCGAGCTGCGCGGGCTGACGCAAATCCGTGGGCCGGGGAACAGCTTTCCAGCCGTTACGGCGCTCAAAGTGCTGGCTGTGGATGTCGCGACAATCTTGCCGGGGGTGCAGCTCAGCTACGCCGCTGATTGGTCGGAGTATCACAGCTATCGCCCCGATGACGGCTCGGGCAATGTCTTCTTCCACCTTGATCCTTTGTGGTCTGATGCCAACATCGCCTTTGTTGGCGTGGACAATTACTTGCCGCTCACAGATTGGCGCGATGGCTCGGATCATCTCGATGCCGGCATCGCCAATTCGATCTATGATCTCGACTATCTGCAGACGGGCATTGAGGGCGGTGAATACGCCGATTGGTATTATGCTAGTGCCGCTGATCGCGAAATCCAGAACCGCACGCCGATCACAGATGGGCAAGGCAAGCCATGGGTCTTTGCCAACAAGGATATGCGTAGCTGGTGGTCCAATCCACATATCGATCGCATTGGCGGGGTTGAGATTGCCAGCGCCAGTGATTGGGTGCCGCAATCCAAGCCAATCACCTTCACAGAAATCGGTTGCGCGGCGATCGACAAAGGCACCAATCAACCCAATGTCTTCTACCTCGAAGATGGAGGCTCCGAGAGCTATTTGCCGTACTTCTCACGTGGGTGGCGCAATGAGGCGATCCAACGGCGCTACTTTGAGGCGGTGCTCGGCTATTGGAATGATCCGGCCAACAATCCGGCATCGGCTGTCTACGGCGGGCCGATGATTGATGTCAGCCGCAGCGCTGCCTGGGCCTGGGATGCGCGGCCGTTTCCGTGGTTCCCCGCGCTGTCCGAGGTTTGGTCTGATGGTCCCAATCATGATCGCGGTCATTGGCTCAATGGGCGGGCAGGGGCGATGCCGGTCGCAGACCTGTTGCAGATGCTCTGCGTGCGATCTGGCATGGATTTGGCGCGTATCGATACCTCAGAAATCTGGCAGGTCATTGATGGCTATTATATCGGCTCGATTGAGAGTGCGCGGGCCTCGATCTCGGTGCTGGCGCAGTATTTTGGCATCGATGCGGTGGAGAGTGACGGCAAGATTGTGTTCCGCAGCCGTGATCAGCAGGCGCATCATCCGCTGCACTTGGGGGAACTGGTGCATGGCCGCGAGGATGATCCGTTTGAGATCACCCGCGCCCAAGAAACCGAACTGCCGCGTGCGCTGAAGTGGACGGTGCTCAACAGCCAGGCAGGCTATGAGGCCATGCCGGTTGAGGAGCGCAAAGGGGCTGCGCAAAACGTGCGGGAAAGCGCCACGAGTATGATGCTGGCGACATGGTCGGGCGGGGCAGAACAACGTTGCCGGGTGGCATTTTGGGAGCAGATTGTCGGGCGTGAGGCGATCAACCTGAGCCTGCCGCCAAATCGCCAGGCGCTTCGAGCCGGGGATGTGATCTCTCTGCCTGAGCGCGATGGGTTTGAGCGCTGGCGTATCCAGCGTTTGAACCAGGGCGATGCGTTGAAACTCGAGGCGGTGCGCCATGATCCGGAGCTGCATGACATGCCACCGGGGGCGGCGCGACAAACCAAGATGCGGCCGCGCGCGTTGATAGACGGGCCCCCATTGGTGCGCATTCTCGATCTGCCGCAAATCCATGAGGATGTGCCGGCACATCGCCCCTTTGCTGCGGTTTGGGCTGACCCTTGGGGTGGTGGCTATGACATTCGTAGCAGCACCTCGGTGGATGGCTTCACCTCGATCGCAACGGTAGAAACGCGCGCCTCGATTGGGGTGTCGAAAACCGATCTGCCAGCTGGGCCGCTTTGGCTCTTTGATGAGGCCAATGACATGGAAATTGAGCTGCTGTCGGGCAGTCTGACGGCGGTTTCGGACACAGAGCTATTCGCCGGGGCCAATGCCTTGGCGATCGAGGTTGCGCCTGATCAGTGGGAAATCCTGCAGGCGGGGCAGGTCGAGCTGATTGGGTCGCGGCGTTATCGCCTGTCACATCTGCTGCGCGGCCAACGTGGCACCGAGTGGCTGATGCCAGATGTGATCGCGGCCGGGGCGATGATTGTGCTGCTTGATGAGAACTTGGTGCCTTTGCCGATTTCGATGGCTGACATCGGCGTGCCGACAAATTGGCAAGTCTCGGGCTATTCGGCAGCGGCGAAAGTGACCGAACTCGCTTTCATGTGTGAGGGCACGGGCTTGATCCCATTCGCACCGGCGCATCTCAAAGCAAAGGCCAGCGGTGCTGACATCGAGCTGAGCTGGTTCCGGCGTGATCGATTGTTGTCCTCAGAGAGTTGGGCCCTGAGCGAGGTGCCTGTCTCTGAAAGCAGCGAGCTTTATCAGGTCGAGATTTTGACAGCGGCCGGCACCGTGATCCGGACGGTTCAAACAGATCAGCCGAGCGTCACTTGGACGGCGGCGATGCAGACGGCTGATATCGGAGCTGCGTGGTTCCGCGTCGCGCAGATCGGCGCGCTAGGACCAGGGCGAACAACTGAAGCGGACCTAACAGACATCTAAATCGAGGCTCGTTCAACACGGCTTTGGCCGAGGCGGGCACAACAGCGGCAAAAGGCGTGATGCTGAGCCGCACAGGAGGCGTGTGAACATGGATGACAAGGTTGGTGGGGTGATCTCTTCCACAACATGGAGCGGGGCGGTGATGGCTGTGACGGGCACTTTGACGCTCACCGATTGGATGGCCGTGGTTGGCTGTCTCTGCGCGGTGGGTGGCTACATCTCAAACGTGCTGCACAAGCGCGAAATGCGCCGCTTGGCCCGGCTCGAGATCGAATTGAAATACGGCAACAAAGGATAGACCCATGCAAAAACGTGTTTTGGCTGGAACGGCCGCTGCCATCGCAGCGGCCGTTTCTTTTATTGCGCCTTGGGAAGGTCTGCGCACCAAGGCCTATCCCGACATCGTTGGTGTCTGGACGGTCTGTTATGGTGAAACCCATGGGGTGAAACCCGGTGATCAATACTCCAAAGCGCAGTGTGATCAGATGCTTGGCGATCAGGTTGCCGCCTTTGCCGGGCGTCTGAACACATGCATCGATGACGACATCGAGGCGGTGATGCCTCAGGGCATGAAAGTCGCGCTTTACAGCTGGTCCTACAATGTTGGGACGTTTGCGGCTTGTGGTTCGACCCTGATGCGCAAGGCCAATGCCGGTGACTTGGTCGGGGCTTGCAATGAGCTGCCGCGCTGGAACCGGGCAGGGGGCCGGGCTGTACCCGGTCTGTCAAACCGACGTGCCGCTGAGCAAAAGCTGTGCCTGTCATCGCTGGAAATCACGCAATGATCCGCTGGCTTGTTCTTGGCGCCATCCCGCTGCTGTTGATCGCGATCGGCATGGTGCTTGGCTCCGAACGCGCGGGCAGCAAAGCCGCGCTCGATCAGGCCGACCGCGATCTGCAGCGCACCCAATCCTACATTCAAACTCGCAAAGGGATCGATGATGAAACCTCTGATTTGCCTGTTGTTGCTGATGTCCAGCGTCAGCGGTTGCGTGACCTGGCGCAATGAAACACCGCGCCCGCAAGGCGAGGCTGCCGCCATTTTGGACGCGGCGCAAACACCCGCCAAAGCCCATGCCTCTGCCTTGGCCGATGGCACGTTGCAAGAGGCCCGCGACACCGGGCTTTTACTGATCACCATCCTGTCGTGCCATTGGCGCACCTGCCCGACAAAGGAGCACTAGACATGGCCTTTAAAGGCGACATTCCCGCGCCCGCTGGCGTGCCGGTCCTGATTGCAGGGCCGGTCAGTGGTGCGGTGTTTTTCCAGAACCTCGGGGCCAATGCTTTCCGAGTTATGGCAACGGAAACTGCCACTCCACCAGCCGACTTCGCTGGCGGCTGGCGCTATCGCACTGATGCGCCCGAAAGCCTCGACGTGGCGGCGCTCATGCCCGGCGTTCCTGGCGCGCGATACCTCTGGGTGTTGAGCGAGGGGCAAACCACCCTGACGGTTCAATATGGAGATATTGAGGATGCGTAACACGATGTTTCCACATGCGAAGGCCAGCTCTGGGCCATTGATGCTGTCCAAACATTTGGGCGGCGGTGTTGTTCCTGCCGATCGCGTTGAAGCTTTGATCAGGCGGGCAGGGCGCGAGGGGGTGATCGCCCTGATTGACGATGACATTACCCTTCACGGGGACGTGCTGATCGATCATCCCGTGCATCTGAAAATCGCGCCTGGTGTCACAGTTTTAGTGGTCGACACGCCGACTTGGACGCGCGGTGTGCAGATGACAGATCGCTCGAACTACTATGCCGGCATGTTCACGTTCCGGCCGGGATCAGAGGGGTCGGTGGTTGAAATCTGGGGTGTGTTGGATGGAAATCAAAGCACTGCCGGCACGGTTGAAAGCGCGCCTGTGAGTGTTGGCGGGATTTTGGTGGTCGGGCATGGCTACGATCTCGGGCACCCGTCGTTGACCTACCTTGGCCGACCTCAGTTTGTGAACGTTGCCGAGGCTGGAACTCTAATCAGGACCAGCTTTTGGGGGGCAGGGGAATGGCAGGGAGCAGAGTTCCTCTCACCGCAACTGCCGACCAATTCAGAAGACCCGTTTCCACGCACACCAACGGCGCAGTGGGATGATCCGGACCTGCCGCTGATCGAGGAGGCCTAGCGATGCTTGCCCTATTGGTAAATCCGGATGTCACCACCGCCTGGACCTGGGCTGATCTTTTGGTAAGTGAGCGGATCCCTTGTGAGATCACCCCGTCCGGCGCAGATGCCCTCAGCCATGCGCGGTCTCTGACCTATGATGTCATACTGGCTGCTCCCTGCTTGGGCGACATGTCTGCGATCACGCTTGCAGAGCGCAGCGCGCGTTTGAGCCGCCCAGTACCTCTGGTCATCTGGGGGGATCGCATTGCGCCCGATCTGATCACCAGGGTCTTTGCCAGCGATGTCACGGACTTTTGCAACGGAGCTGCGCATATCGCTGAGGTGGTGGCCCGTTTGCAAATTGCGACCAGCCGGGTGGAAAAGCCAACGACAGACATTCGAATGCTCAAAGTTGGATCAACCATCAACCTAAAAACCGGTGACGTGACCATCGGGGAGAAAACTGGGCGGTTGACCCCAAAGGAAGCGGCCATTTTAGACGCTCTTATTCAGGGCGGGGGGCGCGTTTTGTCCAAGCAGGAGATTTTGAATGCTGCCTATGGGCATCTGGATCAGCCAGAGTTGAAAATCGTCGATGTCTTCGTGAGTAAAATCCGCAAGGCATTGGGTGGTCCTGCGATGATCGAGACGGTCTGGGGACGTGGCTACAGGTTCAACGGGGAATGGGCATGAGAGTGCCCAGCTATCTGCCCGATCCGGTGACGGCATATATCGAGCATGTTGGGTTTGGAAAACCGATGCGCCATCTCGCCCGGAAACGCGACACACATGCCAGCACAATCAAACGTCAGATCGACAGGATCACCAAGATCGAGGCCAGCAGCGCTTTGGTTGCAGCCGCGTTGCAGGAGGCTGATTTGGACTGGGCGCTGTGGGTCGAAAACCTGCCAAGTGCAGATGAGTGGAACAGCACCTGTCAGCTTATTCTGATGGCTTTGGGTAAGCCGGGCACTTTGTTGGCCTGGTCCAGCGGTTTGGACACGGCGGCGGTGATGAAAAGCCAAAGCGGCACGGAGCTTACAGTTTTGGCCCGATGCGCAAGCCGCATTGCGGCGCTGCTTCAAATGGCGGGGTGGATTGTGCCCACCGACGCTAAAGCAAAGGTGTATTGCTTGAAGCTGTCACCAGCCGGCCGCGCCCATTTGATCGCGCACACGGCGGAAATCGAGAACCAACAAACGCCCCAACTCAAAGACGCGCGTCATGGCCCGCAGGAGTATGACCCGCTCGAGACCCTTTGGCAGCGCCGGCATCGGCAGGGCCAATTCAAGATCGATCCCGAACTGCAAAAGGTTGGCCTGTGGATCCGCCAGGACGCAATCCAAACCCGCGCCAAATCTTTGAAAGCTGTGTTGGGGCAGGTGGGACGTGCAAACGCATCAGACGCCATGGCAGCGGCGCGTCTGGCCTCCGTGATCCAAGACCTCGGCCCAGGTGTCATGCCAGAGGTGGTCTGGGCCTATTGCGTCACCAAAGAGCCAATCGAAGAACTCGAAGCCCGATTGGGACTACCAAATCGGAGCGCCAAGGCCCTGTTCCGGGAAGCACTTCGACGGGTCCAAAAAATCTACCTTTTTGCGTTTTCAGAAGAGTGCATTCAGGAGCAAACATTGGCGGACCGAAAAGGTCAGGATGAAGTTCTAAAAATGCTAAAGGTACGGGCCTCTCAAAGGCAATGTATCGAGTGA